GGTGGCAGGGTGTCAGGAGTTCCCGCACCGCCAGTCTGGACACCGAGAACATCAGGGTCCTCTGCGGTGTCAGGAGAGTCCAAGTCGTTCCCTGAAGTCAGAGCCCAGGTCAGGAACTCCGCGTCGATCTCCGCGTGAGAGAAGTTGTCCAGCGCCCAGTCGTAGATCAGCATCTTGTTCGGGGTGCCACCTGTGTTACCGGCTCCCGGATACAGCACGTAGATACGCGTCTCGTCCGGGTCCCTGATCGCGCTCACCCGGTCCGGGTAGTCGGCATCGTAGTCTGCGAAGAATGTGGAATTCACGCGGTCTTTCCCGATCGGCTTGCTCTGCGTGTAGTCGAACAGGTAAAACCCATCCTCTGACAGATAGAAGACCCAGCGTGATACCGGGACTGCAAGACCAGGGATCAGAAGCCCGCGATTCGGTTCCACTCTACGCAGAGCGAAGACGACGTCCCCGCCAACGTAATCCATACGCCAAATGGCGTGTTCTTGGAAGATCGCACCGACTTCTGAACCCGGCACAACAGCTTGAACCCACCCACCATTCCCTTCAAGAATCTGGTGGTCAGACTGAACCGCTACCGCCGCATCGCTCCCACGTGTAGGCCATGACAGCGGGTTGTTGATCGCAGACCAGGAGATCGCTCCGGGCTGGTTGCCGATCACGGGGTCGTAAATGCTCCCAAGAACTACAAAATTGTCCACCACCGCGATATGACGAGCGCGCGGAACTCCTTGAGCTACAGACAGTTCAGAAACGTCAGCGAATTTGGTATCCAGAGGAAGTTGTGGAGATTCGATGTACTGTAGATCGTCATTGAAGTTGGTCGCGAGGATGGTCTGACCAAACGCGGCGAACTCCCAACGCCCATCCAGTCCGGTGTCGTACCGGATGAATCGAGACTTACCGGTCGCTCCATTGGAATCCGTGCTGTAGAGCTGCGTCTGGTCCCCGGCGACGTTAAACGGATTGCCACCGAAGTCGATACCACCGATAGCCCCACGACAGTATTTATCGAGCGCCGTCGCATCCGTTACGTTGGACAGGCTCCCGAGTGGACCGTATCCACCGTTGATCGGCACGACGTTTAGCGCCTTCAGCAACCCTTCCTGGTTCACCACCGGAGGTAGGTCTGGCGTGTACTGACCGTAAGGGACCCGCTTCAGCATTATCCGCCACCAATGTTGTGCCTGTCGTCCACGGAGAAATCCGGTCGAACCCGCAACGGACCACCACTGGTCCGACTTCTCCATTCGAAGTTTCGGTAGTCATTCTTCGCCTGTCCGTAGAGGCCAGCCCAGATCGCGATCCTCTCGTCATCACCGATAAATGGCGCGGAGTGCATCAGGGCTCCGTAGAGGAGCGCGTCCGGGGCGTCCTTCAAAATACGATTCGTGCTGTTGCTAGAACTCAGAGGAACGAGGCGACCGAGGTAGAAGAGCGTGTAGTCGTCAGCCCCAGACGGTGCAGGAGCGAGGTACAGGCGGTTTCCAACCATCGTTGCGGCCAATGGCTTTGTCACGCCAGCGTTGGCTGAATGCTCCCGGACGCCTGAAAACTTGTCCATCGAAACGATCGAAACCATCGCGATCGGATCGGTGTCAATGCGGAGATGACGTGGAATCTGGAGGTCATCCGGCATATCCAGGTAGTCCTGGTCCGCTACGAATATCCCCTTCTTCTGGGTCTCCTGCTCACGTAGATTCAAGCTACGCGACAGGTCCGCTTCTACCAGATTGATGAACGTCGGGATCTGGTCGTTGATGTCGTTACGACCCAACCACGCAGCAATCGACTCCACCAACTTCTCGTAGGTGTCGAGTCCGCCAGGAATTGCCGGTTGCGGACTCATGCTGTTGACGCCTTGCACCAGCTACGCACGGGCTTGCGGGAAACCTTACCCGGTGCCGTACGGAGGAACCGCCATTCCGGATCGTCCAGCTTCGCTGCGAGCTTGTGGGTGTCCTCGGAATCCCAGTAGCGGATCCCCTCTTCCTTTAGCCACTTTTCAAGGATGATGTTCGGAATAGAAGCGACGCGACGCCACTCCCGCGTGGGTCCGTAGCCTCCAGTTCCGTCGTTATAGAGCTTCTTGTTCAGCTCGATGGTCGGTTCACAGTCCTGCGTGCTGACAACCGTGAGTTCGTCTTCAACCGGATCATAGTCGATCCCTGTTTTCGTACCGCCTTCGATGTTCGAGACGTCCCAAAGGAGACCCATTTTCAACCTCCATCAGAAGTCAGTGAGAGGAATGAAATTCATGATGCTCGTATTGTCGCCGATTCGTGAACACCGGATATAGTCGTATCCGTGGACATTCAGCGTGATGCCGTCGTTGTCGTCTGCCCAAAGCGGAAAGTCAAAAGTGTTAAGGCCAGCCCCAGCACCAATACGGGGAGCTATGAATATGATGTTCCCGGCCGCCGTTCCTCGTTCTACTGAGATTTTGAGAAATTTAGGAAGAATTCCGCCGGGAAGCGTTGGTATCGACACCCACGTAGGGCCACCGATGAAAATTCTCTTTCCAGGGGTGATGCCGTGTACCGGAAAATTCCGGATACCCATCTCAGAAATCTTCTAGCGGATACAGGTACAGGTCACTGTCAGCAGTTCCGGTTGCATCCGTCCCGATATGGGAAAAGCCGTGGACGTTAAGAATGACGCTCCTCGGGTTATCCGGAGACAGAACCATCCCTGTCGCTGCGCTCCCAACAGTATCGTTAGTTGGCATGATGAAGACGAGATTCCCAGCAGTTCCGCCAAGTGCGATGCAGTGCAGGAACTTAGGAAGAGTCAGGTTCGACATCGCTGGGATCGCGATCTTGGATGCGGTAAGGGAAATGCTCGACGTTATTAGACCGTTTCCAGTCCCTATGGTGATGTACGGGAAATTCCTGATGCCCATTGAATCCCCCTACGGTCGAATGGTCAACGTCACGTTGATCGTACCGCCACCAGGAACGGCATCACCGACGATTTCCAGCATTGAACCTGACGCCAGGACGTCACCTTGCTCCGCTGCCTTTAGGAACGTCGTGTTGTTCGGGATCAAATCAATGACATGAACATCACCGACAATGTCGGCATTCAGAACCGTCATGGTCGCTGCGGAACCATTCTGATCCACTTCGACCGTCGCGATTTCGAAAGTAAGGGCGCAGTCGGCATCGCTGACCGTTGCCATAACGACCGTTATCCGAACCAGATCCCCGGATATGGGTGGAGCTACAATCCCGACCAATGCACCAGCAAGGGGTAGCCCGTTGAGGTGGATGTGTTCTTCCCGAATGTCACGTATTACTGAAGCCGCCATCTCAAAACCTCCGTGCAGAAAGGGGGCCGGGGTCGAGTTTCACCCCGACCCCCTATCCGATCTAGCTGGTTGTCAGGTCTGCAACGACTCCCGATGCGTGGGGGTTCGAAGCCCGAAGCGTGTACTCGGCGAGGAGTTCGCGCTTCTCCGCGTCACCGGTCTTCGCCAGAGCGAACTGACGGAAACCTCGGAGGTAATCCACCGACCACATGCGCGGCGTCAGGATCAGTGCCGATCGGTCCCGAGAGAACCGGTTCGGAACCACGCGATGCTCGCCGAAGTCGCTGACGTAGACATCAACTGCTGTTACCAGTCGCATGTCTTCGGAGCGATCGAAGCGGGTCGTGTTGCCCGAGAAGGCCGACAGGGCCTGCTTGTTGAAGGGACCCACCATGATGACCGAGGGGTCTCCACCCTCTGTCCATGCTTCACGGATCACTTCCTTCAGGTCCGCTTCCAGGAACGCACGCTGCGTTCCGAGGACTTCGTCGGCCGTCGGCTCGAAGAAGTTGGTCTCGGTAGGCGCGGTGCCTGTACGGTTTTGCGGCTGGATCGCCGTTACATCGCCCGTGGTGAACCACAGCTCGCAGGGTCCGAGGATCGCAGCCGTATTGGTCGATCCGATCGTCTTCATCTGCACCTCAGAACCAGCCGACGTACGGCCTGCAATGAGGACAGACTCCATGTCCCGCTTCAGCTCCTTCGCCATCTTGGCGAGCTGATAGGCGAGTTCCGACTTGCGGCCAGCCTTGTCCACCGCCTCTGCGGTGCCTGAGATGACCACCTGCTTCGTGCTGATCTGCGTGAAGTTACTCACGCGGATGGTTGGCACGACCGCTGTGAACGACGGCTGATCGCCTTCAGCCTGCTTATTGTCTGCATCGGCTGTCGCCAGTTGGTCGATCTGCCACTCATGCGTGGTGGCCGTGGCGGTGCCACGTCCGATCATCATCATAAAAGGCGTCTCGGTCGGACTGATGTTGTAGATGATGTCCGACAGGTCTTCTCGCATACCGATCGAATCGAAGGTCTCGAAAGTATTTCCTGTTACAGCCATTACATAAGCTCCTCAAAAAGACGCACAGCGTCCCGCTCGTCGCCAGTTTCCTTCAGGCGATCGAACTTCTTCCGCACGCTTTGTTGCGCGTCCAGGTTCGAATCTCTTCGAGCCGTAGACCGAAGCACAGACTTTGGCTTCGGCAGTCCTCGCAACGTGGTCATCTTTTCGGGGGCCTGCTTTTGTAGCTTTCGGTACTGCGCTGCGTCATACGCGACCAGGAGGTAGCGATGATCTGTAATCCCGTTGATCTCTTCTGGAGAGAATCCGGCTCCGGCCAGAAACGCTGACGTCTCGGTCATCGCTTCCTGAGCGACGGCCTGATCAGCCCATGCTGGCATCTTAACGTGGAGCTTTGAGATTTCCGCTGACCGGTTCGCTTGAACCGTTGCGGCGGTCTCTTCGGTACGCTGGTTCTCCATGCCCTTCATCTTTTCGATTGCGGCCTGGATCACCTGCCCGCGCTCGCGCTGGCGTTCCTTCATGAAGACATACTGGCTAGGGTCCTGGTCCTTCAGCTCGTTCCAGTTGATGTCCTTGAATTCTTCGTTGGTCATGTCCAGGAGAACTTGGGCGTGAACCGCCAGCTCGCGAATGCTCTCGTCGGTTCGCGAGCGGAGCTGGGCTGATTCGGTCTCGAATGCGGCTTCGCGGACCTTGAAGTCTTCCCACTTCGTAACGGCTTCTGGCGCGTTTTTGTAGGTGGAGATTACTTCCGAAAGCGCAACGCTATTGCCGTCGCCAGTATCCACCTGGAGATGTTCCAGCATCGCTGACTCTTCGACGTCGAACATCTTCGCGAGTTCAGCGGTGGTGTTGATCTCGTCGTCGGTGACTTCCGCACCCGTAACAGCCTCTGACTCAGAGACTTCAGCCTTTTCGCCATCAGCTTCTTCTGCTGCGATCGGCTCTTGCTCGTCGCCCTCACCAGTTTGTGGTGGCTTATCTTCGGGCGGCGTTGCCTGTATTTCATCTTTGATTTCCCGAGAATCCTCGGGGAGTGCAGGCTCTAGCGGAGTGTCGTCGAGGACTGCTTGCAGACGACTTAGGATGTCGTCCGATTCAGGCTGGCCCGTCGGGGCTGCCATCCCACTCCGCTAAATCTCGTTCCCTAATTTGCTGATCAATCCGATCGGTCTGCGCAACCGAGGCCAGCTTTCCTGTATTCACGAAATTTGTCAAGTGCTTCCTGAACTCCTCCACAGTACACAGCATACGAAACGCTTCTTCGCGTAGCTTTATTTGGCTGAGACCGGAAGACTTCCAGGAATTCTCATAACGCTTCTCGATTGCGTCAAGTGCTTCATTTAGAAGCGAATTCCCGAGCAGCAGCGTGGCATCATTGCCACGGGTGATCTCCAGATGTTCGTCCATTATGACCTCGGTGTATCGGGGGTTGAGGCACTGAAATTATTTCTTCTTGCGACTGAATTTCTTCGTGGTCTCTATAATCTTTTCAGCTTCAGGCGCTGGCGGTGCTGGCGGTTTGCTATCCGCGAGCATCGCATTTAGCCGGTTGACCGTATTCCGTGGATCCAAACCACGCAGCAGAAGCTCTTTCACATCGTTAATCGTTGCCATCTTTCTTCCCCTCCTTCTTGTTCTGTTTGGCGACCTCTTTCTGGCCCTTGATCTGCGCCAGTGCGATCTTTTCGTTCGAAGCGATGCGGTCACGCTCCAGCTTCATCTTCTCGGCCAACTCCAGAACACGGAATTCAGCCATCGCCTTCTGACCGGCCATGTCCACTTGAACCTTGTTTGCATCCAATTCGAGCTGCTTCGCGTTGTCCTGTGACCGTCGCTTAGTCTCCATCATCTTCACCTTGTCCTTGCCGTCGGGCTCGGACTCGGGGGGTGGCTGGCCCTGCGGGTCAGTGAAGTACGTCTCCGGGTTCGGGAGCTGCATCGCTTCTGCCATCTGGACGCCCGCCTTGTAAACGTTGTCCGGAGTCGCGACGTGGGAGAGGCCCGCCATTGCCGCCGACTGCTGCACCTGGAGCAACTGAGTCAGGTAATTGATCCTCTCGCCAGCCTGACCGACGCCGAGGCCGACTTCGATCTCAACGTCCATATCGGAGTTCCAGAGAGATGGGTCTACTTCCACCCACTCCCCTCTCAGCTTGATCACGCGGTCCTTGACCGGGGACTCGATCATCAGCCTGAGCAGCTTCCTGAACAGCTCTTTTACGCCCGTTTCGGCGAAAACACGAGCAATCATCTCTACGCGGGCGTATGCGGCGCTCATTACCTGAGAAACGCCCGTAGCCGTCTGATTCCGGAAAGTAGAGGCGTCTAGCCCCTGATTGTGCATCCCCGCGCCTGTCCGCATCTGACGGACATTTTCGAGGAAATCCATCAACCCGAAGACTGATTGGTTGAAGGGCTGGGTGGGGAGGGGGTTTACCATCCCAGGAGCGGTGACCCGAACGACACCACCCGGTCGGGACGTGAGAAGATCGTCGATCTCAACCGCCCCCTCCACCACCTCGTAACGCCCATTGTTGACCAGATACATATTGTCCAGCATCTGCCGCAGCAGCGTGGACCTGATCAGTTGCAGGTCAGAGACCTGATCTGCGATCGAGAGGCCGAAGAACTTGTGCGGCATCGGAATCGGAGTGAGGGACGAGAACGGCTGCCAGTTGATCTCCTCATCATCGAGAATCGTAATCGACTGCTCGCCAACGACGGTGATCTTCCGAAGCTCTGCATAGCCGTCGCCGTCCTCGTCGATCCTCAGGTAGCACTCGGTAACCCATATCTCCCTACTCGCAGGGTCGGTTCTTTCCGCAGTCGTCACCGGGAAGGTTTCGTCTTCCGAGAGACGTTCGGTTCGACCCTGCGAGTATTCAGGGGTGTCGTCCGAAGGGAGGTTTTCGACGATGTGACGCGGATAGCCCAGGGCTATCAGGTCAGACACCGTCATCTTCTTCCGATGCCCCGTGAATGCGGTGTAGTCGTTGAGTTCGATCGTGCGGCGTGCGATCAGGAACTCTTCCGGCGGTACGAGGTCGATCTTGAGCTGGCCGGTTGGA